CTGTTAAGAATTTTTCTTCCCAGAATATTGTTTTTTTAAAATTATAATTCTCTTTTGCTTCCATGTATATGTTTTACTGTTGGGAATCTTAAACTAATTCCACCTTTATCGTTTTTAGTTTCTTCAAAATATTGTACTGTAATTATTTTACCTACAATTGATCCATCCATATATTGTAAACGTTGTTCTTGGCTCCAACCACTACCAACTTTTACTTTATGTCCTTTATGTTCAATCCATACTTGTGATAACATTTTAAGTGTTTCTGATTTGCCATCTCTAACTACTTCATGATCGTCAACATCAAAATCAATTACTTTATATTCAGCATCATAGAATTTTTTTACTTTTTGTAAGTTTTTACTACGTTTACCTTCATAACTAACATCTTTACGTACCATAAATCCTTCCCATTTATTATCAGTTGCTATTTGACCCCATTGATCAAAATGTCTACCATCTGTTATTTGATATTGCTGACAATAACGTAATACATTATTTGTAATATATCGTCCTGTTAAAAATCCTCTTAGTGCTTGTAATCTTTGACTTAATATAGGACCGCCTTTTTGGTTATCAAAATTAGGTTTATGAATCATATCAAATATCATAAACACAGGATTTTCGATTTGATGATCTTTACGTCTTAATTGTTTCATTACACCTTGAAAATCTTCATCACCATTTTCATCTACTAAACAAATCTCACCATCAAATACAGTATTAATAATACCTGATGCTTCGATAGCGTCTTTTACTTTATTTAATGTGGTTAATTCTTTACCCATTCTAGAATAAAGTGTACATTCACCTTCATAATTAACAACAGCTAAACATCTAACACCATCTAATTTTCTAGAAGCATACCAAGCATCATTTACCCAATCACATTTACCTTTATATTCTTGGGCCAATGCGACTGAGAACTCAGGTACTAACCCAGGTACTGCTTTGTTGATGACTTTAGCTCCGGCTCTAATGCCAAGATCCTTGTCTATAATTTTGTAAATAAGAGGGTCATGTTGGTTCTCTGCAAAACGATTTACCAGAGCTATTGCATCATGTCCTGTTACTTCCCTGTTAGATAATGTATCTAACAACTCATATAGAGCTAAGTCCTCAGTTCGATTGATTTTATCGTGATTTTTTTTACAAGTTTTACTTGTAACATAATATTGTTTAAATGGATTATAAGTATATTCTAATAGTGTATGAATATCACTACTTGCATTCTTAATAATTTCCACTTTTTGTGTGCTACTACTTGTAGCACGCATTGCTTCTATAAATTTGAAATATTCTATCATATATTTTTTATTAAATTCCCATGTTCATTGGTTCAGTAAATAACCACCCAACATGCTTTGATTGATCTAAACTAAAATGTTGTTTATTCATTTCACCACCTCTTCGGTTTTTACTAAACCAAATAGCTCTACTACCTTCAGGGGTAAATTTCATATGAGCCATTGCAGTAATCATATGTTTAAATCTATTTGAACCAGCAAACTCACCACCTTTAGTAACCTGTTGAATGATCATAAAGTTAGTATTTCTTTTTTCTTGGTTCTCACCTTTATTATGTTTTTCAAATAAATTTAATAATTTAGTTTCTGCATTCTTCATAGTACCACCATGAAAATCTACTACAGCAACTGCTAATTCAGCAAATGAATCTATTAATACTGAATCCCATCCTTCACTAAGAATAGATTTAATAATAACTAATGGATCATTTTCAATCCAATCACCCATAAATAAAATAGGTAAATTACCAAATTTAGGAAAACGTTTTACCATTCCTACCATATCAATTTGATTCATTTCACCTGATATAAACAATACTTTACTACCATTTTTTTTCATGTTAGAAAGTATATCTAATAATACCGTTGTTTTACCAACTCCTGGATCACCAACAAATGCTACATTAGTACCTTTCATCATTCCTCCTTCACTTGAAAGTAAAGCATCAATTTTTGTTCCGGTTTTCATTGGAACAAATAATTGTGGATCGAATGTAAAATCGTCCATTTTCATTGTTGTTGGCTTGAATCTTGTTACAACTCCACTACCAACTTGCTTTCTGTTTTTTCTTAATTTTACTGAATTTGACATAACCTTTATTTTTAATTTATTTTCTTATTTACCCTGTAAATATACGAACTTTCCCCCGGGAAGCCTAATTTTTCTGCGGGAATCTTTACTCACTTTCATAATGCCATTCCCAATCTTGTTCAGCAGAACATGGTACTTCTATTTCGGTTTTTGTAAATTTTGATTTGATGTAGTTAATTAGTTTTCTTAGCATATATTTATTTTTAAATTCCTGGTAAATATACGACCCCTATTTCGGGTAACCTAATTTTTATGCGGGAGTCTTTAAATGACTGCTCTACCTTTCATGCTTTCCCAATCTCTATCAATTCTGGTGTCAAAGTTTTTTTCATTGGTAGCTTCTAACATACGAGGATTAATCTTTAAGTCTTTAGCTACATTAATTAAGGCTTGAACATCCTTAGGAAAACAATGACCCCCATAACCAAAATTACCATCTGGACCTGGAACTGCCCAATGTGATTTACCTAAACGTTCGTCATAACAAGCATATTCAACTACTTTATCATAATCAACATTTAAACCTTTACATATTTCATACATTTCGTTTGCAAATGATACTTTAGTTGCTAAAAATGAATTAGTAACATACTTAACCATTTCTGCATATGTTGAATCCGTTTTAATTATAGTTGCTTTTGGAAAGACTTTAGCGAATAGAGGTTTTAATTTAGTTGTAGGAATTTTATTACCTCCTAAAATAATACGAGTTTGATTATCAAAATCACTAACAGCATTTGCTTCAGTTAAAAATTCAGGACTAAATACTATATCTAAAAACGTAAAACATTTATCCCAACCTTTAGTAGTACCTGGGGGTATAGTTGATTTAATTATTACAATTTTTTCTGATTGGTCTATTGATGCTAGTATTTCTAGATCGCTTAATGCTTCTTCAACTATACCAATATGACATCTTCCATCCTTATCCATTGGAGTAGGTAAACATACAAAAATAATATTACAATTTTCATTAATTATTTCTAATGTACTATTACATAATTTAGCTTGTAAATCATATGTGTAAACATCATAATAATTTTTAAATTTTTGATAAATTGCATTACCAACAAAACCTTGCCCTATAATTCCTATATTCATTTTAATTCTTTTAATTTTTCATTCTTAATAAAATGACCAAAACTGATCATAATTCTTGGTTTATTATCTTTTATAGGTGTAGTACCATGTTTAGTATTTCCAGCTATACAAACCCATACTTCATCTTGTTTTATTTCAATAATGTTATCATCAATAATTGGATCCCCACCTTTAGGTTTACTTAACATATAATTAAATCTAACATGAGTATGTTTATCATCTGGGTTTTTATCTTGATGTATGTATACTGAGTGCCCTTTAGTTGAATATGATAAGAATATCCCATCATGACTATCATGTTTAGTTCTAGTACTCAATCCGTATTCTTTTAAAATATGTTTATTTATATTTTTTAATGTTGCATATGGAAATTTACCCTTAACTAATTTATCAGATTCAATATTTAGATTTCTAACCCCTACAACATAGCCTTCATGTTGAGGTGGTTTTTCATCAAGATATTTTTCTAAATCTTTTTGATTACTAATCCAATCTAATATTGGTTGACCTAATTCACTTGATAATTTTAATTTTTTCATTTCCAAAAGCTATAAATTCCTTGATCTAATTCATATTTAGACCATTTAAACTGATCTCTCATAGGTTGTGTTCTAACCCATTTCCACATTTGTCTTAAACCTTCTTTTAAATCCGTTTTATGTTCAAATCCTAATATGTCAATTGATTTTTGCCATGTAGGAATAGCATGTTTTACTTCATGTCTACCTTCTAAATATTCAATTGGTATTTCAAAATGATCCATACCTTCTTCTTCCTGTATTACATCAACTAATGTTTCAGCTGCTTCAGTTATAGAATATTCTTTAACACCACCTAAATTAATTATTTGACATGATGCTTTATCTTTAATAGCTGCATTCCATAATGGTTCTAATGAATCATCTATAAAACTAAACGCTCTTGTTTGTTCACCATCACCAAATATAGTTAATGGTTTATGTTTTAAGTATTGATACATCCAAATGCCAAGTACATTTCTATATTTATCCCAAATGTTTTGTTTAACACCATAAACGTTATGAGGTCTGATTATGCAATAATCTAATCCATGTTGTTCATTAGCAATTTGAATATCCATTTCACAAGCGTATTTTGCTACTCCATAAGGATCAATCGGTGCTTGTTGTTGATTTTCATCAAATATTCCACCTTCTCCATGACCATAAACAGCTAATGTAGATGTAAAAATCAATCTATCAACATTGGCTTTTATACACTCATTGACTATGCGTGCTGTTGCTTTTAAATTGTTATCATAATTGAAAGTACGTATAAAAGGCGATAATCCTTCCGCTGCGTATGCTGCAAAATGATATACATATTGTATGTCATGAAAATCAAATATATATTCAATATCTTCTGTTGCTAAATCATGTGTATATAATTTAACATCTTTATGGATATTTTCTTTATAACCTCCACTTAAATCATCAATACCAATTACTTCATAATCTGTATTTTCTATGATCCAATCTGCTAATCTACTACCTAATAGACCTGCTACACCTGTTATTAATATATTTTTACCCTGCATATGATGAATTTGATATTAATGCTATACCATTACTAGTAGCATATACTTTAGTTTTATTTAATTTAAACAATTTAATATATTTGTCATATATTGGTTTAATATCTTCATGATTGTATTGATCTAATGCTATAAATTTAGTATTTAATTCCATAGCAGCTAATATATCTCTTTTAATTGAAGGACTATCTTTATCTCCATTTATATAAACAAGATCAAACTTATTTTTCCATGTTTTACCATATTCTGGGATAATACCATTATGGTTTAAACGTATAAAGTAAAAATGTTTATGTAATGCTTTTATTCTATTAGCATTTCTTTTTATTTGATTATTTGAATAATGATCTATACTAATAATTTCTCTATTTGGAGCTGCATGAGCAAACATTGCTGCACTAGATCCTCTATTAAAACCTAATTCTAATATTGCTTTAGGATTTGTTTTACCAACTATATCTTTTATTGATTGATAAGATTCTGGTAGTAACTCTGATTTTGAGTCTGGTCTTTCAGCATACTCTAAAGTACCTAAAAAAGTATTAACTACATTAAGATTATTTTCCATATTTTATTCCTTTTATTATTTTATCGTTTTTAGGGTTGTGAGATAGATTATCAAATAGTTGAGGCGGTATTCCCCATTTGTACATAAATACTTGGGCGGCTGGTCCTTCTGTAGCTTTAAACTTTTCACCTTCTTTCCCATTTTTCGTAGCAGTACTACCAAAATGGTATAAGTGCGCTTCGTGTGTTCTTGTGAAGCCAATACCGTTTAAATCTAATTTCAGAAAGAAATCCCAATCACATATAAAGGGAGACTTATACATAGTGTCAAAACCACCTACAATCATATAATCTTTCTTATACATTGCAAACGGGAAAATGCCACCATCTAAAGTTAATCTATCTTGTTTTATTGTTTTTTCATGTTTAATAAATGCTTTATAATCAAATTCTTTTGGATTNCGTCCAAAATCTTTAACTGGAAATTGAAATATACCTGGTCCTGTAGGTTCAATTTGGTTTAATGTTAATACACTATTTTTATTTAAATTAGATTCAATAGCTGTATCCCAACCACTACAAAGTACATTATCATCATTTATAATGAATATTTTTTCATTATTAGCATTCATAACAGCTAAATTTAAAGCTGTTTGCATACCTTGATTTTCACCTAAATCAAGTACTTTAATATCATTTTTATATTTATCTAAGACGTGTTGGCTTTCTTTTATAAAACCATCTATAGCAACTATAATTTCATTTTTATTCTCTTGTTGTTCAATAGCTGATTGTAAACATATATCTAAGTATTCAGCATTTCTGTAAGAGGGTATAATTAAACTTATCATATTTTATTCCAATCTGTTAATGGTGATAACCAAGCTGATTCACAATGAGTTGAATAACCAGGAATTGAACTTAATACACCTATTTGTTTTGTTTGACTTAATTCAGTAAATAAACCATATGAATCTGTAATATTATTATTTGAGTATTTCATTAATAAATCATAATCTTCAATTAAACGTTCAACTCTACAAGCAAAACTCATAACGGTACTATTTGATAATTTCCAATGTACGGAATCTGTTTTAATTAACCTAGTAACTTCACCACCTTGTTCTATTAATGGATTACCTCCTTGTTCTTTATTAATATACTTATCTGGATGATCATATAATGTGACATATAAAGGTGTTCTAACTATTCCTTCTTTTATATACTTAGCAGAGTTAGGTAAGTGTAAAAAATCATCTTCTAATAAATAAATCATTTCTCCACTATTATTTTCTTCAATAGCTTTATCTAAAGCATCTCTAAATGTACCTGATCCAGTTCCATTTTCTACTTCGATTAATCTTAATTTTTTATCTAAAACAAATTGTTTAGTTTCATCATTTAAAGTATCTCCTATAATTGTTATATTATCAACCCCAAATTCCTTAATACAATTTTCTAAACAATGTTGTTTAGTAGCATTTTGTATTTTTTTCTTAGACATACCTGCTTCAAAATTAGATAATCTATAATATACATTTATAGTACCTTTTTTAGTACGGGGTTTTACAACACCTAAACCACAACTACCATAAAAACCATAATGCTCATAATCATTATATGGAAAGTTAGTTTCAAATGCATGTCTTTCTGAAAACGTTTGGTTATTCATATTTTCTTTTATTGAGATATATGATTTAGCCTTATTTAATGTAAATGGTGAAAATGACCATTCATGATATAAATGTAATGCATTTGGATATAATTCAAATAATTTTTTAGCTACTGGAAAACAAAATTCTGGTTCATGACTACCATCAGTAAATAATAAATCAATAGGAATATTTTTATCAAATTCATTTAAATAATCAATTGCATCTTTAGGATATGTTGGTATAATAATTCCTTTATTAACATATTCATTAAAATAATCTATTCTCCAAACTTTAGTTTTATCTGCATCTACATGAGATGCTTGACCTGGGTTTTCTTTTAAATCAACAGTATATAATTTACTATTATCATTATTCATTTCTAATGCTCTAGCTATAACAACTGATGAACATCCACTTGCAAAACCAATTTCTAATACATTTTTTGGTTTTCTAGTTCTAACAAATAAATAAATTACTTTACCTTCATTATAATCAACTGGTCCTCCACCTGCAATATGACCATTTCCACCTGATGATTGTGTTTTTACTTGTTCAAAGTAACCATTATCCCAAAATTCGTTATATTCTTCTACTAAGTCATAATAATCTTCACCAAATTCTTTATCTAATTGATCAACAATAGCTAAATCAAATGAATGTTTTTGTCTTAATGATTCTAGTTCGTAATTCATAATGTGTTATAATATTCGTTTTGTTTTATTTGTCTATCTATCTTTTTAGGATGGTATAATGATAACCCTTCCATATCAGGTAATGTAGCATAAGTTCTATGTCCATCTAGTTTTTCATGTACTTTATTTACCCATTTTATTTCTGGTTTGTTTTTCCAAACACGCCATTGATAATCAGGCCAATTAACCCATCCTTTATCATTAACTCTCCAACCCCATTTTTGTATATGTTCGTCTTTTAAACCATCAACTGTATTTACTCTAGGAATTAAATAAACATCATTTTCTGGGTTGGCTTCTAATATAATTGGTAATTGTGATATTAAACTATCATGTGGGTATTCATCTGCATCTATTTGAAATATATAATCACCACTACATAACTCTGTTAACTGGTTTTTCCAATCAGCAAAATGATGTTTAAATGTCTTTGCATGATAAGTACAACAATCATCACCTTTTAATTCAGTTAAACGGTTCCAAACTTCAGGTGTACCATTCTTTTTATCAAATAAAATAACTATTTCATCTTGCTTACGTTTTTTCTTTATAAGCAAATTTAATAAATGAGTTATTTCATTTAATTCATTACAAACTGTTATTGCATAACTAATCTTCATTCTCTACTGCTGTTGGGTTTGGTAAAATATTAAGGTATGAAAGTGCTTCCATATAATCTCTTTCTTTAAAGTGTTGAATCGTTGACATATCTGGTTTAAATGTTGGTTTATCCATATCTACAACTGTAGCACCTTCTGGTACTTTATACTGAGGGATAGATTTAACAGCAGCCCATTTCCAATCACTAGAATTTTTACCATCAGCAAATATCATTCCTGCATCTGTATTAATAGTATTTGGTAACCATATTAATTCTGTTTTTGGATCTTTCCAAGCTAAGTCTTTATACAATTCAGGTAATTCACTCATTTGTAATTCAAAAAATTCCTCACCTTCTTTCATTAATGAATTAGTCCAAAAACCACAAGATATACTCATGTAATTAGTTACATTTCCATTAATTTCTACTTTATAACATAGATCACCTCCTGATTTAGGACAATCTATAATTTCATCATATTGTGCCATAGTTTTTATTTTATTGTTGGTAAATTAACTACCCCACTGTTAATGTTAGGGGGCATATTTAATTCTACTTGTTGAGCTTTAGGTTGAAACTCAGGTAAATTATGATTTAAAATATTATCTACTAATTCACCCATTTTATCTAATGTAAAATAAGTTTTAAGATAATGTGATTGCTGTTTACCTTTAACAGCCCATTTTTTATATTTAGTAAATACTTCTTTCATAGCTTTTCTACCATGACTTAAACTAGGTTTAAACCATTGTGCTTCTTCTTTTAACCAATTATTAGCAGCACTTTTATGAACATTTTCAAGCTCACCAGGTAGTAAATAAGTAAATGATGGGTTTAAAAAATCTAAATGACCAGACCATCCTGAACATATAATTGGTTTTTTACTAAATCCAAATTCCATTAATGGTCTACCAAATCCTTCACCTTTAGTATAACAAATCATTGCTTTTACTTTTGGGTGGTTATATAATTCATTTAATTGAGAATTACTTAATTCACCAGTCATTACATAAACACTTGGTAAATCGCCTCCTATTGAGTCTTTGATTTTCTTAATCTTTTTTAAGATTATATCTTCACTCATGTAACTATCTTTACCCATTGTTGTTTTAAGGATTAATCCTGGTCTTTGTTTTTTACCTTTCCATGTTTCAAAAAACTCTTTAATCATTAAACCTACATTTTTTCTATCATGTCCCATGTCACCATTCATCCAATGACCTACAAATAGATAATTAAACGATTCTTTAACCATAGATAAATCAAGATCTACTGTAGGTAAATGTTTATAAGTATTAACATCAGCACCTTCAAAAACAACATGAATAGGTTTTTGTAATCCTATTGTTTTAATTAAAATATTATTTTCCTTATTACGTTGTTCAAATTTAGCTGTTTGGAATACTTGTTTAGCATGTTTAGATGATACCCAATTCATGTTCATTCTATTTAAACCTTCAATCCAACTAGGATCACATTGTGTACTTTCAATACCAGCTGTAGCCCCAATATTATATTCTCCTACTGGTTGGAATTCACTAGGAATAGTTACTTGCATCCAAATATTAGGTTTTTCACCTTGTTTAATACCTTCTATTCTTAAATCATTTAAGTATTTCCAATCTTCATGATCATCACAAAAACCCCAAGCTGTATTACCCCACATTTGTGGAAGTAATTTAACATCATATTTATCTAGATCTATTATTGATTTAATTAAATCTCTTGATCTTGCTCCATAACCACTATAAGTGTCAAACGGTGCGCTTATTACAAATTCTGGTTTATTCATTAATAATTTATTTTATGATTTAAAAATTTACCTTTATATTCTGTAGCATTTACCATATCAAAGTCATTTCTTGGTTCCCAAACTTCAAATAATTCAGTAAACGCTTCCATAACTCTTATTGCTTGATGGTCAGCTGTAAATCCAGCTTCATCACCTAAGAACCACTCTCTACCTACTTTACCTCTACGTTTTAATTCTGCTCTACCTAATTCATAACATTCTTTAATCCTAGCTTCAGCATCTTCCCATTTACATCTATCATCATAGATATAAGGTGTTGGAGGTGAACCTTGAATTGATCTACTTGTTGGATAAACTGGAAATGCCCATTCACCATGTTCTTTATAAGTACCTCTATGATTAGAAGGTACATCAGCACTTGGTGTAAACCATTTTCCATTTTCATCTACAAAACGCATTTGATCTTGCATTCCACCTGTTACATTAGCTATAATAGGAGTACCTGCTAATACTGCTTCCGTTATTGTTAACCCCCAACCTTCATTAGATGTTAATAATATTTGTACATCAGCTATATTATATAAATAATTTAAATGTTGTCTTGGTAATTTGCTGTGTGAAAATACAATATTTTTTTCATAATTTTCATCAAACAAATATTCTTTTACAGCATATAAATCAGTTCCAGCATCTGTAGAACCTTCTGTATGTAAAATAAATCTACATTTATCAGCTTTTTCTTTAGGTAAACTATCTAAGAAACTTCTAAATGCCATCATTGCATCTGGAATTTGTTTACGTCTAATGTTTCTAGAATTAAAAAATAAAACAAAATCTACTTCTTTATTATCTTTAATATTTAAAAATTCTTTTCTGTATTTTAACATACCTTCATCATCTTCTGATAGTGGAATGTATGATTCATCACCATCATGTTTTAATCCATGAGGTACATATTTAAATACTCTTTTACTATTATCACGACTATCTAATACTAATTTATTAATATTAACTGTTTGTTTTGATATACCCATCAATAAATCACATGCTCTATAAAAGGGTTCATTATACATTGGAGCTGGATAATCATCCCAAATATTTAAATAAGTAATAGGGCAGATTTTTCTAATTTCATTTTCCATTGCCCAAATATAAGTAAAATATCTTGGGTCTGTAATTAACATTATAGCATCCGGTTTTTCAGCTTTTAATATTGATCTTAAAATTTGTTCATTACCATATTGATCTGTACAAAATATTTTTACACTTGAATCATCAATATTTTGCATTTTATTTACATCAGCACTAATATCAAATAATTTACCAGTATCTGGGTGTTTTATAGCACCTCCCATTTGTATCCAATTAAAATGGTGAGCAGTATGTAATACAATTTCTTTACCTACTGTAGCCACTCCTGAATGAACTCTTATATCATCGCATATTAATAATATCTTCTTCCTTTTATTTTGAGGAAGGTGTTTAAAACTTTTATTCATAAGACTTTTATTTTTATTTTTCTAAATTTGTTTGATTAGTAATTTTCTTTCTAAATTCTTCGTCTGTAAGATACAAAAAGAGACTACGGTCGGCAAGTTTTTGAAATGAAAATTTTCGTCTAACACATTCTACTTTAAAATCGTTAAATAAATCTGATTTTACTTTAACACTGGTTAGTGTCATGGGACTTTTTACATTACTCATAATTTTTATTTTTTAATAACATTATATTTGTCTATACATATATGTGGATTTATACAAAATGCACCCCTTGACCACATAAATTTTCATCTACAGCATAGGGGCAAAATGTGCAATTCCATTTGCTTACACTTTTAGGATATTTATTTTCTTTAATACTTCCATCTTGATTAAATGCTTCTAAAACAAAATCATTCATAGTACGACTAGCAGCTGCTACAGTATTTCTACCACTTGCAGGTGAATATTCTGTCATTCTCCTCATTATGTATTCTGTATCTTCATATATTTTTCTTTTTAAGATAAGAAAAGATACATTAATTTTTTCTATTGGTATATTGTACTGTTCTGAAAAATATTTTTTGTATAATACTAGTTGATATTTTTTCATATCATCAACTTTTTTTGTATTCCAACCTCTAGTACTAGTTTTTATATCAATTATCTGGAATTCATCTACTGTTTCATTATATAAAACAATATCTAAATAGCCAGTATAATGAACTTTGTTTAATGTTTTAATAGGAGGTAAATCAAGAGGCACTTCACAACCAACTAAATATGTACCTCGTTTACTAAAAAACCCACCAACTCGTTTTTTAAATTCTTTTAATATTTCAATCCCATCATTATAAAATTCTCTCATTTCTGTTGGTGATGAAAAATGAGTGTTACTATTAGATTTATACTGTTTTTGATATTCATTAATATAATAATCCTGGAATAAGTCAGGTAAATCTAATTTATTAGCTGCTACTTTAGTTTGGTTATAAAATACATCTAAATATTGTTGCATTACTTCATGCATTGCAGTACCAAAAACAGTATGAATTGAGGAATTAAATTTCTTAATTTTATCTTTATATTGTAACTTCCACCTATGTTGACATTGTTTGTAAATAGACATTTGAGAATAAGATACATGCTTTTTAAAAGCATAATTAATCTCAGGTCTATTACGAATAATCTCCTTAACTATTTTAGGTATTTTTTTAGCCATTATTTCTTTTTAATTCCAAACTTACTAAATCTATACCAAAGTCTTTCGTGTACAAAGTATAGCGCCATTTTGGAAATGATTTCTATTCCCCCTATAGCCAATCCTGCTTCCCAAGAACCCGTTATTAGTCCTGAAATTATTATTGTATCTAACGTTCCTACTATTCTCCATGTAACCGTTTTTGCTATGTGTCTTTTATAATTTACCATCTTTTCGCATTTGTTCTCTTATTTTTGTAGCAGATATTTCTTTTATATCTGTAGGTGGAACATGCTCTATTACATCATATCCAACTCCTCTTCCATAATTAATTGATTCAATATCTGGAATTACCATCACTTTTACTCTACCTTCATTTATTAATGAATTTAATTGTGTACTTACATTTCTGTATACTTGAGTTGGTGTAAATGGTTGTTTTTCGTTTGGTTCTACATCTCTAATGCAAATTAATACGTTTTTACCTTCATTTAAACGCTGGTCTATTAACCATCGATGACCTTGGTGCCAAGGTTGCCATCTACCTATAAACATTGAATATTTCATATTAAATTCCTTCATTTCTAATTAAGTTCATTGCAATTGCTCTTTTACCAGGTTTATTAGGATCCATATCATTAATTAAATATCTAGGTCCTCTTTCAATACCCATAAGCAATCTATCATAAGGTACTTTACTGTCATCTAATTCTTTAATGGTATGTTCTCTAAGATCTTCAGGTCTAGCTGTTGTTAAAATAATCATATGACCTTGTTCTTTTACTACCTCTAAGAATTCTAAAGTTGTTGGTATAACTTCAGGTGCACTTGTTTTATACGTTTCAAATTTACGATATTTAAATATTGTACCATCTATATCGCAAAAGTATGTATTATTTTTCTCCATATATGTAATTTGTTACTTTAATTAATGAACTTGCTGGATCGTCTATTGTAGTATCAATATCTAAAAAATTAGATGTTGGTGCTTGAAATTGATCTACCCACCATTTTTCTCTACCTCTTTTACCGTTTGTTGGGTTATAATGTACGTGAAATTCTTTTAACTGCCAACCAAGTAATGTTTTAAATTCTTCACGCTGATCTAAGTAAGGAGAAACTAATGATACAATTACATCTTTACCTTGATTATGTAAATAATGAGCTATTTTTTGAGCTGCATCTACGTTGGTTATTCTACCTTTAATAGAATAATCTTTATTTGTAAATAAATCTCTCATTTCATCCCCATCTATTCTAAAAGCATGAGGCATCCATTTTTCCTTAAGCATGTTTGCTAATACGGTTTTACCTGAGTTAGGTTGACCTGTGAACCAATATATCATTTATTTTTTCCATTTATTTCGACCTACCAAAAGACCGATTATTCCATAATTGGCAATGTCTATAAATGTATCTTCCATACCTTCACCTTTAACAAATGATCTACCATTTACTAATAGGTTTTTTAAACGTGATATTTTATCGGTTAATCTAATACATAACCCAGTTAGTGAAAATTGTTTGTCATCGCTGTTATTAACGATATCTCCGCCTAAAGCAATGTTATTTAAACCATAATCCATATGTTTAGCAGCAAACATTTCATACATTTCATTACCAATTTTTTTAAATTCTGCTGATAATTCTGGATATTCATTTTCAAAAATTTCTACTGTTGTAGATACTCTTACTCCCTCTAACTCTTCTTGGGCTTTTATTGCATCGGATCTCTCCATATATTTTTTTACTGAATCGCTCATTTATAATATCTCTGTTTTATTAAAATATTTTTCTAATGTCTCTAACCTTTCATCTGATGATGCTAATAATTTAAGAGCTTCGGTACAATTATCCCAATAATCTTTAGTGGAATGATCACCTATACCTGATGGATGTGCTGTTAGTAGTTTAATGCTTGCTAAAGCTTTAGCTTTATCTGCTTGTGCTTCTGCTTTTAAAAAATTGTATACTTCTATGTTCATTTTAATAGTGGTTTTATTTCTTTTTTATTTAATCCTATACTGGTCAATATACGAACAATTTCGTCATTATCCAAGAATTTTAAGTAATCTCTTACTTCAGTTTGTGAACATTCCCAGTATGTACTTAAATGTTCTACTAACTGTTTATTACGTTTTTTTAACGTTGATTTAATATACTTATTCCATTTATTATTTTTTGGAATAAATTCTCTATAAATCGAGTATATTTGTTTCTTGTTTTGAGGCATTATCTGTTGTGCTTCATTAACAAGATCTAAATAGTCTGTATTCATAGACATAAATCTATGTACCATATAACTATTCCAAATCTCCCAATCTTTATTAGAAAAAGAGTCAGGATCAGCCTTAATTGAATTAATTTGCTTAAGCCAATCCCAAATATTTTTCATTATACTAATTCATCTTTAAGTTCGTCTCTTAACTCTACAGGTATTCCTTCACCTAATATTTTATTAGTTGATGGGTCATAAAAAACAGGTATTGGCATAATAGCATCATTATCTGTTCCTGCTACAAATTTGGATATTTTTCTTAAAATAACTCCTGATTTGAAAATACTACCACCTTCAGAATTTTTTAGACCTTCAGTAGTTTTTAGGTCTACATTAAGACCTCTTTGTTGTTGGTTTGGTTGTTCCATTTACTTATTATTTATTAAATTATTAATTAAACTCATTACATTTATCTCTTTATCTATTCTAAAATTAGCTTTATATTGATGCTCATTAATTAGAAAAGCCGCTGTACCTGCTTTACCAGGAAGATATTCGTCAACATTTTCATATAGAAACCTAAATATTTCTTCAAAATCATCAACATTAGAATCAGCGATAATTTGTCTAATAATATTAAATTTAGGTTTTGCTTTTTTTAATTCATCTAAAACAGCAGACAAGTAACTAGTACCAACAAGTAAAGAATCATCAAGCGCTAATTGACCCTTATTATTACTTGCTTGGATAGTGTTAAGCATTTTACGTAAGTCCGGATAGAACTTATTTACAATTTTACCAATGGCAGTTGGTTCATAACTAATGCTTTCCTTATCACAGATACTAGCTAAATGTACTGCTACCTCTTTTTTGGTAGGAGGAATTACTTTTATTGTTTGACACCTAGACTGTAGAGGATCAATAATACGCTCTACATAATTACAAGTTAATATAAATCTAGTCGTGCGCGAAAACGTTTCAATGATATTACGGAGAGAAGCCTGCGCCTGTATAGTAAGAAAATCAGCTTCATCCAGAATGACCACTTTAAGTGATTTAAATGAAGCCACACTCGCAAAACCTGATACTTTATCACGAATAGTTTCAATCCCTCTTTCATCAGAGGCATTAATATAAAGATGATCGCAATCAAGATTTTGAACACAAAGTTTTGCCAAAGTAGTTTTTCCTGTACCAGCGGGTCCATAAAATAAATAATTTTGAATATCGTTGTTATCTAATTGTTTTGATATTGAGGATTTTAAATTCTCATTACCAACATACGTATCCAAAGTTACTGGTCTGTACTTTTCGTTTAATAAACTATTGTCCGTATTCGCCATATAAATTAAATAATTTTTCTTTTGGTGGTTCAATTATTTGTTCTTCAGTTGTTATAGCATACAAAGAACTATTTAATGGTTCTAATCTATAATCACCTTTAAAACCTGTTTTAACCATATATGCTTCTAAAGCTTCAGTTAATGATTGGTGTATTTTACCTTCTGGTTCATCAGCCAATCTCCATTTATCGCCAGGAGGAATTCTCCTAGCGATTAATGTTTTGTTTTCTATTGTTTTTGTTTTATTTTGCATATCATCAATATAATGAAAATTATTACATCATCCCAGCCATGTTTTGATTTTCTAATCCACCTGTTGGGCTTTGTTTAGTACCATCATTTTCTTTATCTTGTGTAATAGTACATTCAGTTAATAATACAGTTCCAGCAACTGATGCAGCATTTTCAAGTGCTAATCTGGTTACTTTAGTTGGATCTATAATACCAGCATCCTTCATATTGGCAACTTCTTCAGTTTCTATATTATATCCTGCCCACTGATCATTACCTGAATTACATAACTGGTCTGCTAATATTTGTCCTTTAACATCTGTATAACCAGCATTAACTAGGATTTGATTAAATGGTTGTGCACATGCTTCTATTACAATTCTTGCTCCTGTTGAATCAGGTTTTATACCATTAGAAGCATATAATAATGCTGCTCCACCTCCAGGTACTATACCTTCTTCAATAGCTGCTTTTGTTGCATGCAAAGCATCATCAACTCTATCTTTCTTTTCTAGCATTTCAGTTTCAGTATTACCACCTACATGAATAATAGCTACTCCTCCAACGAATTTTGCGAGCCTGTTTTGTAATTGTTCCGTTTCGTATGGTGTTTGAGCTTTTTCGATTTGCTGTTGTAATTCTTCAACACGTGCTTCAATTTTCTCCACTGTTCCTTTTCCATCTACAATTGTTGTTTGATCTTTAGTTATTGTTATTGTTCTTGCTTCTCCAAACCAATCCCAACTAAATTTATCAAGTTTCATTCCTTTTTCTTTACTGAATACTTGACCACCAGTTGTTATGGCTATATCCTCNAAAACTAATTTTCTTCTTTCACCAAATTCAGGAGATTTTACAGCACATACATTAACTGTACCTCTCATTTTATTNACAATTAAAGTAGCTAAAGCTTCGTTATCAATATCTTCAGCTATAATAAGTAATGATTTTCCATTACTTGATACTGCCTCTAATATTGGTAATAATTCTTTAACTGAATTTAGTTTTTGATCTAATATCAATACAGCAGGTTCAGTTAGAACAGCTGACATTGTATTATTATTAGTTACAAAATAAGGTGATTTGTAACCTCGGTCAAATTGCATACCTTCTACTGTTTCAAGGTATGTATCTCCTGTTTTAGATTCTTCAATGTGTACTACACCTTCTAAACCTACCTTATCAATTGCTGTAGCAATTAATTTTCCAGTTTCAGGGTCGTTATTTGCTGATATAGAGGCAATTTGTTCTAATTGTCCTTCCTCAGATATATCTTCAGAAATCTTTTTTCTAAGGTTTGAAACTACTTCTTTAACTGTTTTATCAATATCTCTTTTGATTTTAACAGCATTTTCTTTATTATCTAAAGCTGTAAGACCTCTGTTGATCATTTCTCTAGCTAACAAAGTTGAAGTTGTTGTACCATCACCTGCTTTATTTGCTGTATTGATAGCTGCTTGTTTAATTAATTCAACCCCTAATTCTTCTTGTGGGTCTGCTA